CCACACCTCCCCGAGGCGCTTGTGTGACAAACCATACCAGGTAGGTGCCACTCTTCTTGGCACGGCTTGTGGGTTCGCGTATGTCGCTCGTGGCTGTATGTGCAATTTGCATAATGCGATTTGCAATCGCCATGGTGCACGACCACCACAAGTAACGCGCGATTTTGCGCGCGAAGCCTGGTTGTTGTTCGAGCCGCATGTAGCCGCAGTGCGCGCTTCTTATTACGAGCATTTGGCCCATTGGGATCATGCTTGGATTAAGAAGTGGCCGTTAGCCAAGCAACTAGCCATAATCAAGTCGCAAGATAGTGATTTGGTGTCAGGCGATAGGTGCAAAGCAATGGTTAAGCGCGAGGTTATGCATAAACCGCTCTCGAAAGCCAGGGCAATACAGTTCTACGTGAATCACGCTAGCCAGGCTTACTGTGGGCCGGAGTACACAGCGCTGCAAAAAGCGCTTTGTGCAACCGCTTACAGGATGCCACTTGGGCTTGCTCGTGTCACGTTTGCTTCAGGAATGTCTGGAGTGGGAATTGGCCGCTGGATGGAGGAGGTTCTACTTGATTACAGTAGACCTGTCTTCTATGAGCGGGACGGTAAGACCTGGGATGCGTCAATGCAAGCGCCCCATGGGGACTTTCGTATTGCGCTTTATAGTGCAATCGATTCCAAGCTAGCAGCGTATGCGCAGCTCGGAAGGTCTGCTAAGACTAAAGTCACCATGGATGGCAACGTGTTTGCCTATACGTTGTCAGACACGGTTAAGTCTGGCCACAACGACACCACCTCAGGTAATTCCTTAATCAACATGCTTGTCTCCGCGCTTGCAGCCAATGAGCTCGGCGTGGTCTGCGACATTATAGTCGCAGGTGACGACATGTTGATGGTGTGTGGCGGTGTTGACGCTGATGCGTTTGCCTCATTAGAGGCGCAGTGCGGTATTCAACCTGAATACCGTTTGTTCGAGAGCATTTGGGATGTGAGTTTTATCTCCGGCCAATTCTGGCCAGCTTTAGGTGGGGGTTTGTTTTTTACCCCACTCGCTGGCCGGTTGCTCTCGCGGCTGTGGTGGACCGTTAAGCCACCTAGCCAACGGCGTCTAGCCGACTACAAGCATTCCGTTGTTGCAGGGTTGATCCCGGCATGTGGAGAGATACCGCTTATGCGGGACTTCCTATTGGCACACGATACTTGTGGTCGAGTTATAGACGTCGACAAAGACTTCACAGTCACATCCACCAAGGCGTACGGTGATCCAGACATGATTGAGCTTGTCTGGAACCACAGGTATGGCCCTGTGCCCCCCGGTTTAGAGTTTGGGGGCACAGGCATACTAGTGCATCCGTACCTTGAGACCGTGGTGGCGCGTGACTGTGGGAGTCTGGCTGACCGCGTGCGGTTGGCCTAAGCGCATGCATTGAATATGGCTTCGCACGCCTTAGCGTATGCAGCGAGAGTAATAAAATACTCTAGCTCATGGAAGCCAAGATTCAATCAGTGCTATCGAATGCCAAAGTCACTCCGAATGGCGCGAAGTTCGTCGCGAAAGCGTTGCACCCCGCGTCAGGTAAGTGGACAGGCATCCCCGACGCCCAAACAATGCCCTGCGTTGTCCTCCAAGACACTGCCGTCGCTGCAATCTCAGTGCCGGACAATGTCACGGAGGGGGAGCTTTGGGACTGCTTACTCATCAAGCCCCCGTGTGACAATCTCGGAGCTGTCGTCGTCACAGGACCTTCAGGAACAAGGTTCGACGAGCCCCTTGGCTCATACCCAGCCAATGTCGACCGTCGATTCCTTACCCTCGAGACCCTTGCCGACAACGCTCAAGGATACGAGCGTGTGCCGACCATTAGTCAGCCCACACCCCCCGACTTACCCATTGCCGCCCAGCGCGCCGTTGCCTCCCTGCCGGCCGCCTGGCGCATGGCCGCATCGAGTATCACCGTCTATAACAACTCCTCCGCCCTTGTTGACGGGGGTACCGTTACGGCGGCGCAGTTTACTCGTAAAGCGCGCCATGACATTGGTGTCGTCAGTACTTCCGCCGTCCCTGAAGGAACGCCTAACTATTTTGCCGAGCAATTAGTCCTCGATTTGCCGCTGAACGAGGAGTCTATAGCTCAGCTCGCGCCTAAGGGCCTCTATGTGGGGCCCGCGCGAGAGGGGGCCTATATGCCCCTCAAACTAGCTGGGCCTGTCCAAGAGATGGTTGGAGATGCTGCGATTTTGACGACCTGTGATGGCAAGGATAATACCGACGGTTATACCGGCATGTATAGTGCTCGGCAAACCGGAGCTACCGGTATCCCGGCCAATTATTGGGTCGTCGCCAATGGTGGTGGGCGCTCCAGCTACACGTTGCCATATCGACAGACAGGTACGTACAATCCTGATTTTTCATGTTTGTCGTCCGGAGTCGATCAACACGTGAACTGGGGCGTGGTCATCTTTCGGAGTCTGCCCTATGAGGCAGCTCTTGAGGTCAAGGTGATCAATGTCAGGGAGGTCGTACCCTCTCGAGACTCACCATGGCGTCGTTTTGTGGAGCCTGCGGAGCAGTTCGACGAGAAAGCCATGCGTCTCTATTATCAGTGTGCAGCTGATATGGAGCAGGCTTACCCGGCCCGCTATAACAGCCTGGCTATGTTATTGCCGATTATTAAATCCGCATTAGCCAAACTTGTTATGGCTGGTGCTCCGTACGCCCTTGACGCCGTTGTCGCGAAAGCGAAAGAGGTGCGTAAGAATGCGAAGCAGCAGATAGCCGAGCGTAAGGCGCTTAAGCCCAAGTGATGATATGCTTGGGCATCTGGCAACAACGCAATTAATTTTGCGTGGCGGTTCGACGCCCGCCCCAGTGTAGTCCGCACAACCCCAACCAAATTGTGCGTAGTATGTG